CATTATGATTTATCCTTTCAGCTTCAACATAATGTATATTTTCTTGTCTGTAGACAGTTGGATTTGCTACTGGGTAATTTGCGGGTTGAGTAGGAGAAGGATATAAGTCTTTAGTTGTTACATGCTTATATATAATTGTACCAAGTCGGTACATGTCTGTTGGTAAAACAAACCGTGTATCTGTAAGATTACGTATCAAGGCTTGCTTAGTTTCAAATGCTGATATTTTTTTATTTAATACATCAAGCATGTCAGAGTATTCAGTGTCGTTGCCTGGTACCCTCCCGAACTGGTTGATGTCATAAAAGTATTGTTCAAACAAATCCATTTGAGCTTGATTTGCAAACAAATTAAATTCCTGAGGCGTAACATACCCTCGTTGTTCTTTATTGAGTATTCCTAATACTCTTTGGTAAACAGTATCTATACTTACGCTCATATTCTTTTATTATTATTTATAGTGATTAGGCCACTTTTAAAGCGACCTAACCGCTATAAAAGTAACTTAATAAAGTTTCTTCATTATTGCTTTATAAACCTCCATACCTTCATCTGTCTTGAAGTATGCAGCTAAAGCGGAATAAGGGTGCTCATCAAAAGGAATCGTTAATAATTTTCTATTTGTGTCACCGTAAGAAAATGTTCGCTGATCTTGAGATAAGCTTATGATTCCAGCTTCTACAGCTTTCACGCCTACATTTCTTAATTGAACATTATCATCATTTACTAGCTGAATGAAAGTTTGAGGTTGTCTTTTTGCAAAGATCATTAAATCTCTTTTTATCTCACTAGAAGATAACTGACTAACCTTGCTTCCAAATTCAACCCTAAGAATTGCTTCAGCCTCATCTACAGTTAATTTCTTAGCTGCGTTTAAAGCCGCTAATTCAAGCTCAATCCAATCTAATTCATTTTCTGATATTCCAACAGGATCAAATTCATAATATATTTGATCTTTATATGGGTGGTATAATGATAATAATTTTTGAAGTGCAACTCTTTCTTTAGGTACTACTAATTGGCCATTACGTAATATAATTCTGCCTAATGTTGAAGTTCCTTTTTGTTCGTCTACAAAAGCAGACGGTTGATTTGTTGCATATCTAATTTCTCTATTGTAACCTAATTCTTTGTCAAAATACAATAAAGGTTTTCTTGCAGAATGCTTTGAAGGTAAACTATAAACTAATGGTGATTTACCTGTTTTTAAAACATAAGTTCTGTCTTTAAATTCAAACACTGGCTTTACCGGTGCTTTTACTTTTGGTGTTGCTTTTTCCGCAACGATTTGAGGCGCAACCTCAACAGTTTCTTCTGCTACTTTAGCCTTTTTAGCCATAATATAATAAAATTAAATAATTGATAAAAGTAATAATTACCCCCGTTGATGTAACGAGGGTAAGAATTACATTAATTAAGCTCTATGCTTTTTTCAATAACACAAAGTTGTTAGCAGCTTGTACACATAAACATCTTTCTGATAAGAAATGAACGTTCATTGCGTCTTCGTCACTTGTATAGTTTCCACCAACAGATCCAGTGATCCAAGATTTCATTTTTCTATCATCTGCTTCAGAAGCTCTGTAACGGATGTGTAAGAATGGTCTTGAAATGTTCTGCCCTAATGCTTGGTCATATACAGTTGAAGTTCCAGCTGGTACAATAACACCTTCAACATCTCCAACTAATCCACGTGTAGTAGCGTCGTTTAAGTATTTCCAGTCTGTTTTGTAAAAGTCGTAAGAACCTCTTCGGAATCCAGAGAATCCTAAGTTAAGTGCCATGTCTTCAGAATTTTCAAATACTCCAAAAGAAGTACCTCCAGTTCCATAAGAATTTTGAGCAGCTAACATATTGTCGATACCTAAAGATGTAGAACGATCTAAGAATAACATATTCTCTTCAATTGCTCCTTGCTTATCAAGCTCTCCTAAGATAGCGTCGAAATCTTCTAGTCCAGTTCCAGCAGCTCCGAAATCAGCATCAGTATAAACTAACCCTCTGTTTTCAAGTGCAGCGAATAGTCCATCAGATCCAGTAATTTGAGTACCTCCACCTAAATTAGCAGCCGGCGTAATTGCGTTGGCAGCTTTTTCAGCTTCAATCATACTCATTTCTAATTGATCCTCAAAACGAATTCTTGCTTCGTGCTCAGACTTTAAGTACCATAAGTACCCAGAAGTTCCAGCTTCAGTAGTTACTTCAACCCATCCAATTTGTGCAGTATCAGAACCGCTTACAGCATACTTGTCTCTAAGAATGATTGGTTTGTTGTTGAATTGCTCGAAAGCAGCATCTACAGATGTACCTGCGTTGCTTGTACCTTTAGCGTATTCAGAACCGTATACAAATACTTTACCAGCAGCATGAGCAGTAATAGCTCCAGCATATCCAGCTACAGTAAGTGTTACATCTCCAGCTGCGTCAGGTGCACCAACAGATTGTACATAAGCTTTCTCAACAACTAATCCGTTGGCTGAAGCAACTACAATAGTAGCACCAGGTCCAATAAGGTTAGTTGAGTTATTAGCAGCGTCTCCAGGAATAACTACAGTTGTTGCTGTAGATACAATTGGGTCGTATGCAATGTGTAAACGCCCTTGCTCAGACCATACTACTTGGTCAGATGCCATAGGCATTTCAGCTCCTACCATACGTAAGAATCCAGAGATAGTACGGTTACCGTATCTTTCTACTTCTTTCTCATATACTTCTGGTAAGAATTGTTGTGTAAAATCTAAATCTGCAAGAGTTAGATAGTTGTCGTTAAACAACGTTTGTGTTGGGCGTGGCGTTAAGTGAGCTAATGCTCCTGCGCTACCCGTAAATGATCCGTTTGCGGCCATAGTCGTAAATTTTAAATATTAATTATTTTTTTCTTCTAATTTTCAACTTGGAAGAACTTTGACCACCTGATACTGATTTAACAGTCCAGCCGTTAGAAGCTTTGACAGTTTCGTGGGTCCCTCTCGGATCCATGTCAATGTTCTTAGCTTTGGACATCGTTTCTTTTATTGCGTCGGTTTTACCTTGCTGATAAAAGTGATTTGCAATCGCATCAGGGTTCATAGCTGTAAATAAGGATTTGTGATATCCGGCCGCATCATTCATTTCATTTTTATCATTCAAGAACTTCTTGACAAAATTTGTGATGTCGGATTGACTCTCCTTAACTTTATCTGCGTTGTTAACTTTGAAACGAAATTTCTTTTCACCAACACTGAAATCAAAACCTTTGAAATCGTTGGAAAAAAGCTTTTCTGTTTTAGTATTAAACGTAGATTGTTGTTGTGCAGCTATTTTAGTTGCCTCCTCGTTGTCTTTTTTATAGCGATTAAAAAACTCAACCGCTTTTGTTTGTTCTGGATTTAATTTAGATCCAGCTTTAACTTCTTTATAGTATTTGGTTTTTAAACCTTCTAAGTGACTTTTAGCTTTAGCTACTTCTTCTTTGTATGCTAATTTTGCTTTTCTAACCTCTCTCTCTTCATCTAACTCCTCGTCATAAGAAAAGTCTTCCATGAGGACATCAATATCTTCTTTGTCAAGATATGGTTTGGTGTTCTCGTAATATTCTCTTAATAATTGCGTTTCATTTAATGAAGCGTAATCCGTGTTAAGCTTTACATAATCCTCCAGGCTTCCCCCGGTCTCATCCATAAACTCAACCACTTTTTGTATATTTTCTGGTAATTCAATACCAGCATCCGCTTCAACTATAGCCTGCTCAACTTGTTCGTTTAGTTCCTCTACTTGATCTGTTATTTCTTCAATAACGGATTCCTCAGCTTGAACGGGCTGTTCTTCATTTTGGATGGGCTCCCGTACTTCTTCAACCACTCCTTCGCTACTTGGCGGGTTTTCGGGTTGCTCGAGAGGAGCATTGCTTGCATTTGTTTCTTGTTCTGGAACGGCATCTTCTTTTGGTTTACTAAGCTCGTCTAAATTAACCTTAATAACGCCTTCGTCGTAAGACATTGGGTTTTGCTCTACTGCAGTTGTTTCTTCAACGACTGGAGTTTCTTGTTGTGTTTCTTCTGACATGATAAAATATTATATAATTATTACTATTATTATTACCTAGGATCAAAGGAACCTAGGTCGAAATCCCCGCTAAGTATATCGTTTCCACTGGATTCGAAGTTTCTAGGAGGCAAATCATTCTTTCTTTGATTTATTAATTCACTCTGTTGTGTTGCTTGCAATTTAGTTCGATCGTCTTTTCTATCTTCTTTTTCTGCTAGTTCAGACTTTCTACCTTGAACCTCAACTCCCTTAAGCTGCATGTTCATTGAAAATTCTAGTTGCATTAACTCTTTCTTTAAAGCAGCTTCTTGCATTAATCTTTGAGCATCAATTTGTGCTTTAGCTTGTTCAAAAGAAACTTTTTGCTGAGTTAAAGCTTGTTGCTTTTGCACCTCTGCCATCGCAGCCGCTTCTGTTGCTTGAGCGTTAGCCTGTGCTTGAGCTTGCATATTTTGTTGTTGCATCTGCTGATCTAGCATTTGCTTTTCTTTCTTCCTTACTTTTAATAACTGATTAGCTAGCTTTATGTTTTTTATATCTCTTAAATCAATTGCGTCTGACAAATCAATCATACCCGCTGCAACCGCAGCTTGTATATTATTCTCAAGAACTGCTTTCTCTTCTTCATCTGGTGATAATTCTATAAATATACCAAAATCATATAAATATAAATTAGACATTTCCTCCAATACAGCTACGTTCTGGTTGCCTATCTTATGTATAAAAGCTTCCCTGGTTGGAGAGTACTCTATTATATCAGATATTCTTAACGATAAATTATCGCATAAATCCGATGTTAAAAATAAACTACCGTTTAGTATATGCCTAGTTGCCGTATTAGAATTAGCTGCCGCAAGTTTTTGAACACCCACTAAAGCTCTAGCGTCTGGTGTTGTTCCATCTCTTGCTTCGTTAAGGCCAGTTACATCTCTTATCATTTGCAAATAATAATTATATGTAGCTATTAAACTTTGAAGCTTTGCTCCGCCTGAGCCTGTTTGTAATTCCTGTATAGGTACTTTGCCAGGATTCATATCTCCCTCTTGCGTAAATGATCTACCAATAACAGAACCTGTTTGGAAAAACATATTCAACGCTTCTTGGGGATTATAATTTGTACCATTACCTAAGTCAACTTCAGCTAAACCATCAGCGTCTAAGTAAACACCGTCAGGCACCATTCTAGACATTACTTGTTGAAGCTTCAAATGTGTAAGCTGAATCATATCCGCAAACCCTGTTATACGTGATACGATGCTCTCTATTCGACCTTTATACATTCTAGGTGCTACTATACTATAATTCATTTTAACCTTCGTATAGTCGCTCTTTGGCCTTATCATATTTTTAGCCATTTCCCATTTAAGCATCTTACCTCCTAATACTTTTACTCCTTCGTATAAAACCTCTAGGGATTGAGAAGCTTTTGATATTCCGTACTCCTCCATCAATTCTGGCGGCGGATTAAAATCATCGCTTTTAGGTATAGTTTTTTCAGCTCCTGTTGCTGTTTCTTTTACTTTATAAACATCATTAGCAAAAGTCTTGTAATTAAAGTACAATATTTGTACAGTGTTTGAATCGTCCTCGTCATAGTTAGTCAGCGTGCGGTCATAAAAGCCGTTATTATTGTATGACTGACTTGATATTTCAGATAAATCGTCATTAGTAAGACCAGGAAATTCTTTTTTAAGCTCGTTTAAATGAACTCTTCTAATTTCACCTACATAATATATATCATCAAAATAAGGTGATTCAGTATATGACCAAACTAAGTTGACAGGATCAACGTATTCAACCTTAACTCCTTCTGCTTTAGAGAATGAATTCTTAACAGCCCCTATACCTATAGTGGTTAAATCGTAATTACATCTTCTTTTTATTAAATCATACTTATTGCCCTCTAATAAAACATTAAGCGCTTGTTCTTCGGCTAATTCTACTTGTTGCTTATAGCTAAGCTGCATGTGTAAATCGAGCTCTTCTTTGTTCTTTGGTAAAGTCTCTTGATCTGTTTCAAATAAATTAACCCCAAATTCAGCTGCTGCAAACTCGTTTATCTCTTTAGTTTGCATATCTCTTATGATAGCTTCCATGTATCTTGTACGTTTCTCAACGCCGTATGGATCTTGCGAATAAGCTTTTATGTCAAAAGTTCTTTCTGACATTCCGTTTACTACTATATCTACAAACTTGGGTATAACCGGAACAGGCTTCCAATCTAAATTCAAATACGACAAGTCACCATTGATAGACAACTCATCTTTATATTTTTGTATTCCTTGTTCGCCTCTTGCATACAATCTAAGATTGTGAAAAGTGTTTTGATTACTTTTAAACCTACCTAGGCCGTTATCGGTTTTGAACCACTCGTTCTCTATAGCTCTACCGATAGATGTACCATAATCTAGTGACATCTTTTCTTCATCGCTCGCTATTTGGCTCGGAAAATAACTTGTTATAACTGACTCAGCCATATTTTTATTTTTCTATTATTTTGGAAAACGCACCTGAATTGGTGTATTTAGCTATTCTTAAATTTAATTTTCTTTTTTCTAGTTGAGGCACGGGGCGGTATAAATTCCTATTGCAAGCCATAATGGCGAGACCAGAACTTATAGCAGCATCAAACTTTGTTCTTTTGTTTATGTCAAACTTTGACCAATCGTTTAAAGTTTCATTAAAGTACATTGTACCGTATTGCCCGTCACTCTTTAATCCTACGTGTTGATCTATATAAGATTCAATTGCCGCAGCGTGTGCTTGTTTTATATCTTCACTTGAATTAGGTATTCCGCCTATTTCTTTTTCTGTTACGGATAACTTGTTCCATATTTTATCGGGTCTGTTCATTGAGTACCCTCTATAACCTCTTCTTTTAAAATAATAAAGCAACCTTGGCTTGTTGTTCTCACATAATAAAGGCATCCCGTAAAATACACATGCCATTAATACATCTTCAAAAAACATCTCAGCTGTTTGAGGTCTTGCTACGTATTCAAGGAAAAAAGTATTAGGCGGATGATCTTCTAAGCTAAACTTAGTTAACCCATGCAAAGCCCCCTTTGAACCTCTACCGTCAGTTGTGCCTGATATATCGTAACTATCGCATCCGAATGCACCCATGTGATCATTACCTGGGCTTTTCATATTGTTTTTAATTACTTGTTTATTTTGTAATGCAACTGTAGGCACCCAAGATAATTTAAACCTACCGTTAGGATTTGGCGTAAATCTAACTTTAGTGTCTTTTATTCCGTTCTCCCAACTAAAGCTTCCTGTTGTTATTACATTAGAATTGCTTAAGTCTTCGTTGTAGTCTATTTGCTCGTATATTTTAACTAAATTAAATATACTGTTTTTAGTCTCATCTCTAAATGCGTGCTCCTCTGTCCTAGGGAATTGTCTATAAAATTCATTAAGAGCATCTTGGTCTCCTTTTAATCCTTCTACTTCATTATTCCAATGCTCTATTACTCCTTGGTCTATTTGTTCCCCGTGAGGGCCAACACAATCCTCTGGTGGCTTATCGAAGACAGGCATTCCAAAAGAATCAATGAATCCTTCGTAGTTCCATTCCATAGGTATGAACAAAGAATAGAGTCCTGACTTGGTTTGTCCATTTCTGTTTCTTTTTAAAACATTAGAATCGTTGAATAACTTTTTGAAATTTTCACCTCCCTTATCTAAAGCGTTTGATGTTGATCCCATCATACACTTACCAATAATTCTGCTTCCTAATCTTAGCGTTGTTTTCGTAACCCTCCAGTTGTTGAGGATGTTGTCCGGCTTCTCCCATTTACCCGATTCATCATGGACGAGGAGTTTAAGCTTCTCCCCATCGTAGGAGTTGTCGCCCGTGTTCTTCCAGTCGATAGTGGTATCGAGACCCTCGAGGAGTTCCTGATCTTGTTTATTTTGTATGGATTTTCTAGTGAGTCTACTGGCAGGTATTCTATAGGCAAGCTCGGTCTTGGGGCGGTCCATACCGTCTTGGATCGGTTTGAAAAAGAAGGGATAGTTGACGGAAATTGGTACCACCTTATCTGTGAACATCTTCTTAGCATCGGAACCCGATTTGGACAATATGCCGAACCGTGAATCCGAGGAAATTGTAGCAAGGTTAACTGACTCAGCTGAGGACATAAAAGAGAACCCTGATCTACGGTTTTTAAGATAACACATTCCATAAGCCCGGGTGTCGGCTTTGCAAGCCTCCCAGAAAATGAAGAATAATCTGTTTGCTTCCCTAAAGTCTGGGAACCCAACATCAATTTTGGACCACTGCAAGTACATAAAGTGAGTGCCAGTAATGTAAGTAGCCACACTTTTATTATTGAACCAATGGCCTTCTTCTCTGCGTTTAAATTGTTCATCTATATATGGTTCCCATTTTTTATGAAAAGCATCAGGGTAATCCCTCCAATCAAAAACACTTTGTATTTGTTTTAATTCTTTTGGATATTCTTCAACTGTCCACTTGTTATTTGATTTATCTAATTTAGCAGGAACTTTAGGTAAAGCTATTTTTAATCCTTGTATATTGTACACTTCACCTATCTGCCCTGTCTTGCTTATTACAACTACATCATTTTCTTTATTGTAGCCGTATTTCCATTTTCTAGACTTATTTAGCCTAGATATAGTATTTTGCTTTATTGGCGTTATTACACTGTATAGATTTTGCTTATACATTACCTAGATCTTTTTTCAGCAAAACCTTTAAAAGCCTCTTTTTTAACTTCTTCTTTCGGCTTATCGTCTAGTAAGTTCTGTTCTTCTTGTATTCTGTTTAGTATTTCGAAAGCGTCAAAAATAGCTAGCTTTTTAGTTGCTGCTGCATTCTTTAATCTATCAGCAGTAATATCGTCTCCCGAATCAACAATAGCTTCTTTAGCTACTTTTATTAATTCTTCTACTGCTCTATGCCCAGCTTGGATTATATTCTTTTTCGTTTCCTTGACGTTCATATTTGATTGTGATTTGATTAGTTGGTACTCTATATAGCTTTTGCCTGTCTATTATAAACTCGTACTCGCTACTAGGTTTAAAGCCTATTAAATCCTGCTCTTCAACGTCTTTGAGATCTGGATCTTTTGTTTTAATAACTCCTATTAATGGCTTTTCAAAATTAATAGAAAACATTTTATCTTCATGAATGGGTTTTACAAAATTATAACCTTTACAAGCTTCCCATTTATTTTTTCTTTTATAAGCATATACTTGATCAGCGCTTACAAAAAAAGTGTCATTTTCGAAATAGCTTTTGCTATTCTTTTCATTTCCTCGTATATCTCTATACCTTCTAAAAACATTATGGTGTACAATAACCTCATCACCTATTTTTATGCTTGTTTCAATTCCTAGTGGTATTGCTATCACTATACCTTCTCTACTTACATAATTGTGATTTTGCAATTCTGTATTTAATATAAGTTTTGAATCACCAATTACTTTTTCATTATTGGTCCTGCTGTTTTTAGGTTTTACAATAAACTCAAAAATAGCTTTCATTTAATAATCTATATTATATTCAATAGCTATTGCCATGTTTTTATTGAAATCTTTCCAAGGTAACACGTCGTCCCCTTTCTGTATATAAATAGAGTACTTATCTTTCTCTTCTATAATATTAACTATAGTATGCCCGCCGTAAACCTCTTGACCTACTGCGTAGTGCATCGCATCATTCTTATAGTCTTTACCTATGCTAATCTTCCTTAATAGACTCATCTTTCTCTTTTATTTCGCCTGTAGATATATCTATGTCTACTTTACCGTATTTGTCTTGTAACTCAGACTGCTTAGATTGGAACTCTTTAGACGCCTCGGTTATAGCGTGTAATAACTCGTGCTTCTGTGCTTCTATACCCCCTATTTGCAATTGAAGATTATTAATCTTGTGTATGCCGGCTTGCAATTCGTCCAGCTCTTTTTTTTCTAATTTACTCATTTAATTAAATTTAATTGTTATTTTTTTTATTTTTGCTTTAGATAATTAATAATTACGTCTAAATCAACATCTTTTAATACTTTATTACCCATAGCCGCTTTGTTTTCTTTGAACCAATTCTCCGGATCAGACAAGCATTTTGCATATTGTATTACCATTTCCTGAGGTGTATCGACTATAAATCTATAAGCGGGGCAACCCACTTGCAAACTCCATCTATCATCAGGAAGCTGCATTATAGTGGTTTTTTGTATTTTAAAATTAGGCTTAAGTTCTGACATGCTACTTAGATTGCATTGATTTCGCTTTTTCCCAAGATCTTCCAACAAAATAAGCACCATAAACCGTCACTAACAATGTTTGAAATATTGGTATATATTCCTCGGCTATTACGAATTCCCCAATGTTGCCATCGAAAAATGCACATACCGTAAATATAAATGTTAAATATATAAGAACAGCTGGCCGAATATTTTTAGAAAGAAAAGAGTCAGATTTCATATCTGATTCCCATCTTGCGGTAACTTGTTCTTGAGCCTCTTTATCTGCTTTTTCTAATATTTCAGTTATAAGCCTATGCGCCTCAAGTTTTTCCTCCTTGGTTGTTGTAAGCTTATCGATAACGTTACCAACCTCTTTGATAACGCTACCTGATAGCCATTCCCATATTTTTTTCATTTTTATTTATTGTCCTTTAACGACGCTTTATCCCTTTTTTGTGATTGATCAGTTATTAGATTTTTCGGATCATATTTAGGGTTATATTCTAGCGGCTCACCGTTCAAAGTGTAAGTTGGGTGCTTTACATAGCCGGGTTTACGTGCGCTCTTGTTAAGCTTTTTAGTATAGGCAGTTTTAGCCTTTTTAGAAGCTTTCTGCTTTTGTGTTTGTTTAGCTACTGAAGGCTTAGCAGCTTTAGTTGCTCTTCTTGCTACTCTAGCCGCTTTTCTTTCTGCAGCTCTTTCTTTTCTTTCTGCTTTTTTAATGTTTCCAGCATCTCTAGCAGTTTTAGCTTTAGCTAATTTTTTATCAATAGACTTTGTTTTTCTAGTTTGCTTTTTAGTAGGCTCTACTTTTTTACCTTTAGGCTTTATAACAGCAGCATCTATTTTTCCTGTCAATTTTGTTTCTACTGATAAAGGCTTAATACCTGTTGACTTAATCGTTGAAACAGCTGCTACCTTTTTCCTTTTTTTCGGCTTAGCATCCCAGTTTCCTGTTCCAGTAAAAGATTTTGTTTGTCTTTTCGCTTCCTTTATATAATCAGCTTTTGACATACCCGCATACCTTTTAGTTTTCTTAGCTTTCTCATAAGCCATATCGTAACTAACCTTTGGTCCGTGTATCACGCCGGTTTTCTTAACCTTTGGATTTAATTCAACAAGATTAGCGTACTCTTTTTTTACTGAATAAGGAGTCATAGAAATATCATCCGAGGGGATAGCTTGCATGGCGTTGTTAGCTTTCTGATTTCCCCCTATTGTGCCTAGCCCATCTTCTCCTTTTTTAATGGATTGCCCGTCATATCTATCTTTAGCAGGTGAGGACATTTTCATTTTAACAGGAGCGCCCATGTTTAATATAGGTTGTGTTACCATACCTCCTTGGGTTGTTCTTTTAATTTTTGCGGTTATAGGACTGCAGCCTTTTTGTTTATATGCCATCTTATTTATTTTTATATGGGAAATATTTATTTAATGTTTCTTTTCTTTTTTTGCAGCCACACCCTCCAGGTATTTTATCTGCTAATTTTTTTATACCAGTAGCTTTAGTAAATTTTTCTACTGTATCTCCTAATCCTTTTGATTCCATAAGTTAAAATTACTAATGATATTATTGCAATATGATTTATGTTTACATGCGCTTCCCCACATGCCCCTGTAATGTGCTCTATTATTTCCATATCTTATGTATTAGCAATTCCACCTTCGTCTAGCCGCTCTACCTCTTTCAGATGTCCAACTTTTGGATCTAGCGCAAAAAGCTTTTCTTCTTTTAGCTGCTTTACCACCTGGCTTTAATTTAGAAGGATCTTTAGTAACCGCTGTTTTAAGTTTACTACCTGGATTATCAGCTCTGTACTTAGCCGTTCCTTTAGCGGTCATACCTCCTCCAGCTGCTGCTCCAGTGCCTGTCTTGTTAGCTTTATTATAGTACCCTTTAGATTTTTTCCTAGATGGAGCGTCTCCTTTTTTCTTTAAAGGCGAGTCGCAACCGCAATCTGATGTTTTAAAGGGATTATTTTGAGTATAAGCCATAATTATTTATTTTTAAAGTAACCTTTCTTTAAAGCGCTTCTCATTTTACCGGGGGCTGCTTTAATAGCCGCTTGTAAATGAGGGGGTAACGTATTTTGAGCTCCTTGTAGTTTTTTAGTTGCGGGGCTTTTAGCTTTCATATTATAACCCTTTTTAGTCATGGCTAAGGGACCGTAACTAGATTGTTTATATAAATCCAAGCCAGAACCAAACCCACCTCCTAAACTTATAGGGGCTATATCATTTGCGCCTATAGCATTAGCGGCTTGACCTGTAGTTACGCCGTTAGCATCTGCTTCTATCTGCTGGTTTTCTTCATCTGCTACCTTTTTAGCAGCATCGAGTTCAGCTTTATCTTTTGCTGCTTTTGCTGCTGCAGCGGCCGCGGCTTTCTCTGCTTTCTTCTTTTTTATAGCATCTCTTTTGAATTGAGCTTTTTGTTCAGGATCTGATTGTTCACCTAAACCTCTATCTCTATCCCCTTTGTAATACTCTTCTCCGGCTTGTCTACCAGACTCTCTTGCTAATGTTTGATTTTTTGCTGTATTGTCAGCATCTATAAATCGATCATTTTGCTTATTAAACTTACGTCTCTCCTTAGCGGTTGCATCGTCGTTTAATACATATTTACCGTCTTTAAAAGTAACACCTTTATTTTTATCCAGTCTTCTAGCAGCCTGGTCTCTTTCATTTGTAGCTTTTCTAGTCCCTCTTTTTAAACGATTTATTTCCCAAGGCTCTAAAACTCTACCTTGCTTAGCTGTTTGTAAAGTGCCTTCGTAATCTAAGTCTTCACCTTTAACAGTAACCTCTTTAGTAGTAGTTACAGGCTCTGGATCCTTTACACCCTCTTTCCATTCACAGCCAGCCAATTTAGCTTCTTTAGAATTTTTACCTTTGAATTTACCGCAACGTTTTTTAAACTCCGATAAGTTTGGGTCCTCTGTAGTCGTGGTTACTTTTTTAGTTGATTCTTCACCCTCTTCAGTACCTCCGGCTGTTGCAGGGGTGTCTTGCTTTAAAGGGGAATATTTAAAAAGAGGTGATCTTTTTACTCTGCTAGTTATTGGTTTGCTCATGTCTTATGTTTTATTATTTAGGGTCTATCGCGTTTGCTGCTTGGCTATTACTTTCTGAACTTGCATTTGCATCAGCTGAGTTATTAACAACTACTTTTGTGCCACCGCCGCCACCGCCGCCTTTTTTACCTCCGCCTAAAGCACCTAATATCATAGGGGCCGCTTTCGCTATAGCTGCAATTGGTAATTTAGCTGGGGAGCTTCTCATTTCAGCTGGAGAAGATTCTTCTGATTGTCTCCCTGCGTCAAATTCTGCTTGTAAATCACCTATGCCAGCTTTCTTAACTGCTCCAATTTTAGCCTCTCCTTTTATAAGAGCCATATTCATTTTGCAGGCGCTTGACGCTTTGCTTGTTATTGATTTTGCTTTATATCCCATTTTTATGAATTTTCGTATGCTTCTTTTTCCCAAGGCAGATTTTCTGCCCCTTCGTTCATTTGATCTCTTTTGTATACTCTAGCGGGGGATTTGGTGTCTTTTTTCCATGTTACCGTATTGTTATCATACTGCAACTTACCTTGAGCCATCTGGTCTAAATGAACTTGTTCATGTTTAATAGCGTCCTCCTTAGCCTTGCCTTTTAATGCTTTGTCTATAAATATAGTACCGTCATTATTAGCCTCAGCTAGTATGCCTCCCTCTAGTTCTTTTTTAAACACCGGAGTGTTGTAAGAGGATGTTTCTTTATCTATACCTACAAGGTCTGAAAATTCTTTTAATCTAAATCCCATTATCTTTCGCTGTCGTTTATCATATCATCAATAGCTTTATTATAAACTTTATCAGTATATGTTTTGTTTTTGTAAAATTTACTATTACGTGAAACCGGTAAATCTTCTTGTCCTAATAATATTCTATATATTCGCATTATTAATTGACTACACTTTAGTGATACTTTATAGGCAGCATACTTTGAGGTTGTTCTATTCCGTTCTTTAAAAACATCAATCCAGCCATCTCTTCTTAATCGCTCCCAGCGATTTTTATCCCAACTATAAGTATAAGTACCATTAATAAAATCATTCCTAGTAAAAAGTTTTTTACAATCTAAATATATCAGCAACTCTAAATCAGCATCTTTAAGATCATAAGTTTTACAAGCCCATCTTCTAACAAGCCTATAATACTTAAACAAATTCATATCTCTTAAATCTTGGCTAGTAAATATCATTCTATAAGAACTATATCGGGAGCTTTTAAAACTAAATAAAATTTATCGTCCCACTCTATACCGTGTCCTGCGTGTTTATCATACCAAACCACATCGTCTTTAGCTATTACAGGTACTTGATCACCAACACTAATTACTTTAGCTTTTAGGTATCTAATATCTTTGTTTTGTTTTTCAGTGAGCTCTAAGCCTCCTACTTTCTTCGGAGCCTCTTTTATTTTTTCTACTATTAAGTAATAATTAATTGCTTTCATTATGCTAATCTTTTATTACTAATTACACAGTCTGCAGATATTATTGTTGTTACAACACTTACTGCATTTTTTAGCGCCGATTTTGTAACCAAAACCGGATCTATAATACCTGCTTTAATCATATTAACTTCTTTGCCAGTCTTAACATCAATACCTCTATTTTTAATAGTAAGCTTTTTGATCTCTACAATACCCGCGTTGTCTAATATGGTGTAGTAAGGTGCTTTGATTGCTTCTAGCAATATTTCCTCACCCCTGTTAGCAGGTTTAATTTTCTGTGAAGCATTTAGTAAAGCTACACCTCCACCAGCAACAATACCTTCTTTATAAGCGGCTTTTGTCGCATGAATGGCATCCTCAACTCTATCTTTCTTTTCTTTTAATTCCACTTTGGAATCAGCTCCAACTCTTATAATACCAACTTTACCAGTTAGCATAGATAATCTTTGTTCTAGCTTTTTTCTAAAGAAAGGATTAGTCTCATCTGCAATCTTATTTTCAACAAAAGATATTCTTTCATTTAAAATATCTCCATTTGTTTCAACTTGCAGCACTGTGCCTTTTTCGTCAGTGACTGATTTAACGGCTTCACCTAATACATTAGGATCTATTAAATCTAAGTCATCTCCAAGTGATTCATCTATTATAGTAGCATTTGTCAATATAGCTAAATCTTCTATAGTATCTTGTCTTGTTGGCCCAAAACCAGGTGTATCTATAATGTTTACCTTAATATTACCTTTCACTTTATTTGATATCAAAGTAGCTAAAGGTTGTTGCTCTACTTCTGAAACTATTAATAAACTTCTTTTGTTCTTTATAACGTGTTCTAAGACGTTTTGTATTCTTCTTATATTAGGAATAGGAGAGGAAACAATAAGCACATAGGGGTTATCTAAAACAGCAGATCTCTTGTCTTTGTCTGTCGCTAAATGTATTGATTTTAATTTTGAATCAAATTGTACTCCTTCAACGAATTCCACGTAAGTTTCGTTCGTTTCAGACTCTTCCATTAATACGACTCCATTACTTCCAACTTTTTCGTAAGCTTCTCCAATTTTTCTTCCAAGCTCAACATCGTTGTTACAGCTAATTGTAGCAACACTCCGTAACATTTCACCTTCAACTGGAGTACTGGACTTATCAAGATGTATCTTAACTTTGTTAGCACAACTAATAATGCCATCTTTAATACCTCTAACTTTTTCTTCATTTAAACTTTCATTAGCTATTTTTAACAGAGAATCAGCCAGTACGGTAGCCGTCGTGGTACCGTCACCAGCCTCTCTTACTGTATTGCTAGCAGCTTCCTTTATTAAGGTTGCTCCTATATTTTCAACCGGATGTAATAAGACTACGCTTTCCGCAACGGTTACACCATCTTTTGTAATTACCGGTCTACCCAAAGCATCTTCATATATTACGCATTTTCCCGAGGCTCCTAAAGTGGACCTCACTGCGCTTGCTAATTTATCAACGCCTTGCATTATTTCATTTCTAGCAGGTTCACCGAATGTCAGTGTCTTCACTATATCGCTTGGATTGTTTGTTTCCATGTATTTTATTTAATTAAATTTAATTTGCCTTTTACCCGGCAGGGTTATTTTTTATCTACGCTTGAACCACTACTGGGCTATCAACCCCTTCTAATATTAAAGTAACCTCAACATCTTCACCTGTATTTGAAAACCCAGTGGATGTAGATGCAGTAAATGCTAATAAATTCCCTTTTTCGTATGTTAGGTTTAAATTGCTAACATCTTCATAAAACCCAGGGTAATCTCCATCAGAGGTTCTCCATTGTTTTTGTATTGCTCCAGCGGTTGCCCAAGTAGAGGCTTGCGTCACGTTCAAATTAGGGTTTATAGCTTTAGAAAACCTAAAAGAAACAGTAGCATTATTGTTTATAGTAGTCATACCAACGGTGCTTGACCACTTAACAGCTACAGCTTTAATTTTACAATCATCCATTATAGTTAAATTACCTAAATGATCCGACGCTGTAGTTAATTCTGTACCCCAATTTACAGTATCACCTCCAAGTACATCAGCAGATCCTCCTGCCGCTCCAAAGTTTACAAAGGTACCAGAGAAAGAATCCCTAATTGAAGAACCAGTTGCTGGTGTTGAAGGATTAAACTTAACATCAAAGACTTCTTCGCCTTCAGCTGGCAAAACGTTCACGAAAGCTTCCACTTCGCATTGTATTAAAGCTGCATTGTACTGCTCTAAAGTTTCTCCTGTTATATCGCCAGAGAACTCTAACCTTACTATATCATTTTTATTAGGGTTATTTTTTTGAACCCCAAGTATTAAGTCTAAATAATAGTCATTATTCTTTTTGCCTTTTATTATGCTTAGAACACGACTGCCATCAATTACTATTTGACCCTGTTCTTGAGTCTCTATTACTAAATATCCCATTTTTTGTTTTTATTTGAAAGTTTTAACCACTTTGGGGCCTTTTATAAATTCTAATTTTTTATTGTAGTGTTCGATAGTAGAATCTATAGAAGTTTCCGCAGCTTCCATTGTTTCTCTTCTTGTTATATCAACCCACTCGTCGTCTTTTCTAAGATCTTGATATTCCGTTTGGTAATATCCGTTTGGTAATTGAACTATTCGCCAGTTAGCTTTATCAGCAATATGGTTCCATAATTCTAATCGATCTTCTGTTGGTTGTGGTTGACTACTCCACGAATTAGTCTGGTAATAAACTGTCATTGGTTTAGGTTTTGTAAGTTAATTTTGGTTTATAAAGTTATTATTACTCATTTTACTAATATATTAATACAAAAACACATGGTACTCGCTAAAGTCCATGTGTTTCGTTATAATTGGGCGCTAATTACAGCACCCCCGCACCAATGAATAGATCAAAGTCGTCCCAAAATACAAGTTTTGCAGTATTCAGAGCCCGTCTAGTAGAGCGATTAAGCGCTACCTCAAGTAAAAGAAATTTCAGCCATAAGCCTACTCAATCCTTGTCAGTTGCATGTCCGGCTATCGTCGGCGTTTGAAGTACAGTTACGTTTCATCCGTACTCGACGCATCTCCATATCCAGATCCGAGGGGTCACTGCTGCACCTTTTCATCCCAGTGACTCCTTTTGAGGGGAGCCAAAGAAACTACTACGATGCCCGGGTGCTGTTCCTATGGGTAGTCCGTTACTAGAATGCAACCATATCGAGCTGGTGTCCACTTAATGCAAAGCTTTCAGCGCCGCTTCTGCTGCAGGAATAGGCTTCGATCCGGGCACAATGTTATTCTAGGTTAAAGGCCAAAAAGGGACGCAGGTTAGAGACGGGGTGTACTCCCTCGGTCGCCATAAGTTATGGACAGAGGCATGAAGTCGTCAGAGGCCCCGAAGTTCCCCCCGCTAAGGGGGAAAATCAGGACGTAACAGTTACAGAGGCCCCTCTCCAAAG